CACAGATTGACGATAGCAAAAACTACCTAACAGAGTTAGTCGGAGAAGGGAAGAAATTCAAATCTCCTGAAGAACTCGCAAAAGGTAAGGCTATCTCGGACGCGTATATCAAGACAATGGAAAGAGAGAAGGACGAGCTTCGGCAAGACTATCTCAAACTAAAGTCTGATTACGAGTCCAGGGCAAAGATAGAGGAATTGATGGACCAACTCTCAAAGCCTCAAGCACCTACGACTGTAAGCCCCCCACCCTCAGCTGATCCCGTAAAGCCCGAATACGACCCTAAACAAATTGAATCCCTAGTATCCCAAAAGCTCGTTGAACACGAGAACGTAAAGAAACAAACGGAAAACTTCAACTTGGTTAGAAATAAACTCACAGAGCGGTTTGGTGAAAACTACCAACCCTCTCTAACCAAACAGATGCAAGACTTAGGACTAACAAAAGAGTTCGTCGATGAGTTAGCTCGCAACCATCCCAAGGTCTTATTCAAGACTTTAGGACTGGATCAAGAGCCTCAGAGAGAACCATTCCAAGCACCTACACGTACTCAACAAGCTTTTGCTCCGACCGGAGAAAAGAAGAGGACCTGGTCATTCTACCAGCAGATGCGAAGGGAAAATCCTAAATTGTATCACGATCCCAAAACTGTAGTTCAAATGCATAATGATGCCATCCGACTAGGTGAAGACTTTGAGGATGGAGATTATAAGGCATACTGAACTTAAATTAACTAGGAGATAACTCATGGCAAGCGGCTTTACAACCCTTACCAACGAGCATCTGATTCGCAGTCAACTTTGGTCTAGACAACTAAAGGAATTGCTGCTTGATGACTTGTACGCTATGAAGTTTGTCCGAGTTCTTACAGATTTCCCAGATGGCACGACCATCAACATTCCGAGCCTTGGTGAAGCAGAAACTGCTGACTTCTCTGAAGGTGCGGCAGTCAAATACAATAAGATGGATACGGGTAACTTCCAGTTCTCGTTCGATCAATATAAGTATTCGGCTAACGCCATGTCGGAAAAGTTTAAGCGCGATAGTTATTACTCTTCGGACGTAATTGCTGCCTTCGCACCTAGACAACATCGTGCACTTATGGAAGCTGTGGAGACGCGTGTGTTCGATAGAGCAAACGTCGGTCAAACTGCAAGCAATCCAAACGTCATCAACGAAGCAGATCATCGTTTTGTTGCTACGGGTACCTCTGCGTCAATTGCTCTCGCGGACTTCGCCAAAGCCCAGTACAGCCTTCGTAAGGCACTGGTCCCTATGACGAACCTCTGTGCGGTGGTCGATCCATCGGTTGCGTATACGTTACAAACGCAGACCAACCTGATGAATCTACTCACGCCAGAGCCAATGTGGAGCAATCTAGTCAATACAGGAATGATCACGGGCTTTAAGTTCGTCTTTAATATCTTCGGGTTTGACGTTTACGTCTCTAATTACCTTCCCAGAAATATTACAGAAACGATCACACCTTCGGGTGGAAGTGCTACAACCGTGACCGGAACAGGCGTTGCAAATCTATTCTTCTCTGCAGCACCTGGCGATATCATGCCGATAGTCGGCGGGTTCCGTCAGATGCCTACGGTTTACTCGGAGTTCAACAAAGACCTCCAGCAAACAGAATACTTGACCATTGCCGAATACGGCTTCAAACTGTATCGCCCTGAAAACATGGTTATAGTTCTCACGAACTATAGCGTAGTGTAAGGGAGGACTGACACATGGTACAAACTTGGTTTGATGCTGACGGACTTTATCATAAGTACGGCACATTGAAAGCTGTCCCTCATGCGGCCGGCGAATTCAAAACCTACGGACCTCTCCGTGAAATCGAAGTGAAACTTGATATTAGTAAGTTGACCACAACTGCTGCTATTATCGACGATCAAACGTTTTTCCCGAAGGCGGTCTTCCTCGAAGAAGTTGTTGTTGAAGTTCAGACTGCAATGGCGACCTCCGCTACCTTTAGCGTAGGTCTCATTCAGTCTAACGATAGAACAACTGCAATCTCGGATACTACCTTTATCTCTGCCGAAGTTTTGGCAGCCATGACCCCAGCAGGTAAGAGAATTACTTACACGTTTG